GTGTAGGAACTAGACTTCCACCAAAAGGACTTAAAGTGTCAAAAAATTCTTTTCCTATTTCTTTTGCTACAGCTCCTGGCTCTTGGTTAAGGTCTTGCCTAATAGCTTGTTGTACTTTATCCATAGAAACTTTAAGAGGAACTAAGGCATAACCTATAGGTAAAGATACATAATTTAATTCACCATCTTCATTTTCACCTGTAATAAATACTAAATTTCTATTAGTAACCCAATTACTTCCATTTGTAGACTTTAATTTTTCTCTCCATTCAGGATCTTGATAAGTATTATAATAATCAATAGCTCCTGTTATAGCCATTAAACCACCTAATGTTTTAGCTACATTCTCTCTAGTTTTAAATACATTTTTAAATAATACTTTGTTAGCCTGTATAGCAGGGTTAGCAAATAAATAACCTGCTCTTATAAGACCTACTTGTTTACCACCTAATGTTGGATCAAAAGATGAGTTTCTTGCAGCTAATGCAGCTTTATCAGAACTAAATCCTTGGTTTTTCATCATTCTAAATACACCAAATCTTGTTCCATCTTCAAACATTTTGTTAAAATTATTAACAAGGTCATCAACTTTATCTATTTTTTGTTTCATAGATGCTGAAAAGAATGTTCCATCTTTAGTCATGTCAGCTAATCTAGCTACTTTATCTTCTACTTGTTGTACTGTAGATAAACCATATCCACCAACAGCTCCACCACTTTGTTTAAAATCTTTATATTCTTCAAAAAGTTTTATTTCTGCTGGAGTTTCTGCTTTTGCTTTTTTCATTTCTATTTTGTAAACAGTTTTCATATCTGTTCCTATATTTTTAGGATTTAACAACTGTACTGCTTGTCTGCTTACTGGACTTTTAAAACCTAATTTAGTCATACTATTTACAAAGGCTTCAGTTCTATCTCTAGTTAAGTTGGGTATCATAAATTCAGGACTATATCTTGTATACAAACTACCAAGTTTTCTGTTTATCCAAGTAGCTCCATTAAAAATAGCTTTAACATATTCATTCATTTCTTGTTTAGGTCTGCCTTTAAATGCTTCTGCTAAAGTTTTATCTTTAAAATCAATTAATGTTTTTTGACCATCTTCAAACACACTTAAAGTTGTATCGCTAGGTTTTACATTATCTTGAAATTTTTCTTCTTCTATTTGTTTATAATATGGTTGTTTATCTGCTCTAACATTTACTATAGAGTCAGCTACATCTTTGTTTTGATCTAATAATCTTTTAAAAGCTATATTAGCTTTATTAGTTTCTGCTCTCCTTATGGTTTGTGTTAAACTTTCATTAATATTTTTTCTAATAGAATCGACTTCTAAGTTACTTCCTTTAAGTTGTTTTATACCTGTAGTTCTAACTTCCCCAAAAGCATTTCTTCCAGTATTAAAGTATGATTTGATATCTGTTTCATCTGTTATTCTATTTAAAGGAACATAATCAGGTCTTTCTTTTCTCCATATATCTGCTTGTGTTTTAGAAACTAAACCACCACCTTCTGCTGTATCTAATATTTTTTTTGATAAAAATTGTAATTCTTTTATTTCGGTATCTAGTAAATCTAAAGTTCCATTCTTTTTCATTTTATCTAAAGTTGCTTTTGCTGACTCGTTACTCATTCCAGCACGATTATTTGCTCCAAGCCTTTTGTTTACTTCAGGTGCATATTTAGCAAGTAAAATAGTGTCTAAATCTTTAGAAAGTTCATCAGCAGTTCTGGATTCCATTCCTGGTGTTTTGTTAAGTATTCCTGCTTTTCTAATTAAACCATCGTTAATTAACTTATTAGAATCTATTAATAAATCTGTTTGGTCTTTAATTTTTTGTTCTGCTAATCTTTTTTGTAAGTAATAATCTGCATCATCTTTACCTAATGTTTTTAATATTCCACCATCTTTATATAATCCACCAGCTACTTCATCTTGAATTAATCTTTGTCTAATATTTTCATCATCCCAATTCTCTCTAAATCTAATATAAGCTTCTTCATTTTCTATTTTAAAAGTTTCTAATTGTTTTTTGCTTAAACCATTAATTTTATCTGATAGTAATTTTACATCTTTATCTGTTTTTATGAGTTTTAAAACATCTCTTGATTCTAACCCTTCTATTTTACTATAAACTTTACTAAACATAGCTCCAGTTAAACCTAGTCCAGCACCTAATGCTGCACCTGTAAAACCAGCACTAGTAAGTTCATCTATAGTTGGCATACGACCTTCATCAAATCCTTTTTCTACTGTTACTCCACCTGCTGCTATTCCAGCACCAATACCACCTTGCCTAACAACAGCATCACTAACAGCTTGGAAACCTTTTTTACTTTTAGATCCTGGAATTAAATTAATAAATGAATCAGCTAAAATTCTTCCATAAGATATATTATCAGGGTTAATCATTTTTTGAGCTATATATGAACCAGCAGCACCTGCTGATAAACCACCTACTATATAACCTAATGGCCCTGCTACAGTTGCACCAGCAATTCTTCCTGTTTCACCGATAGCTATTTCAGTACCTAAAGCAAGACCCATTTGAGATATAGATGCTTCTTCTTGTGGATTTCTTGTTGGTTGTATATCAGGATCTTTTGGAAATAAATCAGAAGTTTTTAATGTATTACCTGCTAAAATATTAGACAAATCAATATCTAATCCTTTCTTTTGATTATTTGCTGATTGAGGTATTTCTATATCTAAAACTGCCAATTTATTCTCCTGTATACCTTATATTATTAGCTTCTAATGTATCTTTAATATCTTGTTCTGTAGCATCAGGAAATTGTGCTTTTATTGTTGCAACAGCTTTATCGTATTGTTCTTTTGTTACATTATCTCCTTCAGGTTGTTCTCCAAAAAAACTGTTATCAATTAAAGAAGTATCTGCTGTTGTTCCTTGATAACCAAATGTTCCATCTGATCTTTGAAAAACAGATATTTTTGCATCTTCACCTAATGCTAATTTACCTGCTGCTAATGCTTGTTCTCCACTCGTATAGCTTGTTTGTGAACTAGCAACTGTTGATGCTGATTCTAAGGCTTGTGTTAAAGGAGTTTGCCCAGGTCTTGTAGGTTTCATTAAAGATAATCCTGCTCTAAGTAATGCAGCATTTAAAACCTCTTTAGCTGTTGATTGAGAACTTGGTATTAATACTTCTTTAAATCTCATAGCTGGTGCTTGTTCTTGTTGAGGTGCTTGTGAAAGCAATCTTCCTGTTGACATAGTACCAGCTTGTGTTGGTTGTTCTCCACTAGGCATAAACATTGGTGCAACACTATATCCAGTTAATCCTAATGTACCTGCCGATGCTAACCCACCAACTACTCCTGAAGTTCTTGAGTTACCCATTCTTGCTCCAATATTTCCAAGCCAACCTGTGTCTACTGTTTGTGTTATAGGTCTATTCATTCTTTGCATAGCTTCTTTTTGTCTTGCTAATGCAATTCTTGATGCTTGTTGTTGTAATGGATTTGCTCCTGTTTGTACTGGTACAGGTAAATATCTACCACTACTTCTAGCAGAATCAGAAAGTCTAGAATTTCTAGCAGGAATAACTATTCTTTCACCACCTGTGCCTATTCTTTGACCAAAAGTAGATGCTGTAGGAGTTCTTCCTAATAAATTTATAGGTTGTCCTAATATTGTTGGATTTAAAAGACCATCTCTATATTTTTTTTGAGATAATAAATTTTTGTCAGATGAAGATAATTTTGAAATTAAATCTGAGTTAGTAGGCATTTTACCTTTAGATAAAGACTCTGTTGCTGTTTTTTCTAAATTTTTTGATATTTTAATACTTCTTTTTGCCGATAAACCTGTGCTTATTAATCTTTTTGCTATTGATCTAGCTCCTTGACTTGCTAATAATCCTAATAATGGTAATGCCATTTATATCTCCTATTTCAATAGACCTGAATACAGGTCTTGTGTTGGTAATCTTAATCCTGATGAAGCACCTGGGGAAGAAGTATCTAATTTTATATCAGCATCAGGTTGTGCTAATAATCCTTGTAATCCTTGAATTAGATACATCATCTCTAATCCTGACATTTTATCAACCATACTAGGATCTTTAGGAATAGTTCCATCTCCTGTATATACTCCTTGGTTTGGTAAACCTACATCATAAATAGAACCTATGCCTGATTCTAAAGATTTTTGTAAAAAATTTTTCTGAGATCCAGGGTTAGTATAATCAATATATCCTGCTCCTGGTCTATTATCGAATCCTAACATATAAGGTACATTTAAAAAACCTGGCCCTTGATTAAGATTTGGTTGATTCATTTGATTTATATTTTGATTTAATACTTTTGATCTTGTTTGTGGAATAGTTTGTGGGCCACCAAATATATTATTAAAAAATCCAGGTTGATCCTGTAATTCTAAAGCTGAACTAGCTATGTTCCTTTTTTTAAGTTTTTCTGCTTCTATTCTAGCATTTATTTCTTCTTGTAATGTTGCCATTTATAATCTCCTAATTACTTAATAATCCGTATAGTGCACCTGCTGCTGCTCCCCATGGGCCAAGTGTACTCATAAACCCTGTTCCTGATGCTCCTGGGTAAGCAAACATACTACCTAAAGCTGCACCTGTAGCTGCTCCACCTGTAGTAGCTGCTAAATCACTAACTCCCCCACCTGTTGAAGAAGATGTAACTGATGGTGGTAATATACTACCTGCTACAATATTTCCGTATTGATTTAAATTCTGCCCTGGTGCTTGTTGTTGGAAATTAAATCTAGCAATTTGTTCATTAATATCTGCTTGTGATCTTGCTTGTTCTGATGCTCCAACTGCTGCCAATGTTTGAGCTGGTGTTGTATAAGAACTCATAATAGTAGGCGATAAACCTAAAGCTGCTGTTCTTGATTTAGTTAAATCTCCATATACATCACCATACAACTTAGATGCAACATCTGATTGTTTAGTTAACATATCTTTTAATACTTCAGATTCTAATATTCCTTGTCTACTTCCACCAAGTTGTCCTGCTGATGTAGCATCTCTACGAGCTTGTTGAAGTAATCTTGAGGTACTTTCTTCAATAGGTCTTAAACCTGCTGCTAAAGATTGTTGTAAAAGAGGATCAGTAAATGCTTGATAAGGACTCATTAATGAGCCTTGAAATGCAGGTGTTATATTGTCTGTTAAAGCTGATTGTTGACCAAGTGCAGTTTGTTCTAATATTTGTTCAGCTTGTAAAGTAGTATCACTTGGTAAAGCTGTTAGTCTATTAGGATAAAATTGACCTGGCCCTTGTTGAAATTGATTTTGTGCTTGAGAATATAAATCTCTTAGATAAGGAGCTTGTCCTTCCCATGGTTCTGCATCTTTTGTAACTGTATTTGTATTACTTCCTTTTCCCATCTGATATACCTCTAATGTATCGTTGTAAGTTCTTTAATGAGAACTGTGTATGCGTTTTCATACCCAAATTTCTCTAGTTTCTTTATAAATCCTTTGCGACAAATTGTTTCCATTGCTACGCAATTCTTTTCTAATGCCCATTCCTCTAGGGTTTCTAATAATTCTTCTACCCATAAATCTAGGTCTTGTCCACCTAGAGTAACTATTCTGCAAGTAGTCTTTCTAGGATATTCTATAATTTCTGTAGTAAGTACCGATATGATATCTTTATCATCATTAAACACTAACCACAGTTGCATACGAGCTTCTGATAATCTTGCATAGATATCCATAACAGACATTTCATCTCTACTTTTACCATTACCCATTTCTATATAAGGCTCACATTTTTCCCAAACCTCGTTAATTCTATCTGATGGTATTCCTGATATATGTAAATTCATAATTTTACCCAACTCCCTGCTGCGTTTCTAAAGTAAATTCCCTCTCCACTTCCAGGGTCAAAATTAGAGCCATCTCCATATACTATATCTCCTTGCTTTATTCTGCTTGGAGCTACATTTTTAACCTCTATAAATGTTGTAGGGTTTTCTTCTAATGCTGCTTGTATTTTTTGAAATTCTTGTAATAAATATTGTGGTAAATCTTCAGGATTATCAGGTACTGGATTTGGTGTATATCTTGGTACTTGTGCCATTACCTCTCTCCTATTACCTCATACTCTATATCATATCCGTTTAATTCAAATGTAGTTGCTGTTGTGTTTTGAAACTTAATAGCTATATATTTACCTGTGGCTCTAGCATCTACCTTGTTTTGTGTGTCAGGGTTTATGGTTTGCTGTGTCTTGTAAGTATATGTACCATCAGGGGTCATAGAACTTCCTACAAATACTTCAGCAGAACCTGTGCTAGAAAATCTAGGGGTAATCTTTCTTACTTGTTTTACAGTATTAGTATTGCCGTCAAGGGTTAATCCTTTTCTTTCCAAGATCATTGTAAAATTAGATCCTGCAAAATCAAATCCATTGTCTGCTCTATAAAGTTTAGTATCTCCTGTGCTAGACATTAATATGCTAGTTTCTGTAGGATTATAGTTTCTTTGACCCCAGTTCTCAGTAGTGCTGTAAGCTACCCAACTTTGTGATTGTCCTGACCATACAACTGCTGATACACCAGGATTTACTATGCCTAATGCTATGTGCAAAATATCAGGTAAATCTCTAAAGCTAAATGAATTGGTTTTATAATTCCAAATTAATGCTTTATTACAATAAGTAGAACCAACTGTAGGATATGACACCCACATTTCATTTTTTTGTTTATTATGCGTTACAAATATGTTTGCATAATTTGTGCTATCTATTTCCTCAAATAATGTTCTTTTAACAACATTGGAAGCTACTGATTCTTTAGATACTCCATTATGTACTATTAAATCGCCATTAGTTACTACAAAATGTTTACCATTAAATTCTGCTACACAGTTTCTTGATAAAACACCTGAGTCATCAAATAGTTTCTTAATATCAAATACTAGATTACCACCAGTAAAAGTCATAATATATGTAGTATTTTCTTTATATATTACAAAAGATTGTTTAAGTGGAAAACCATCTACAATAAATTCACCTGCATCACCTACTGTTGCCGAACCTGCATCGTTTGTACTAGCTGCTGTCCAAGAACTAGGTAGTGTAAGGTTTTCTGCTGCATCTCCCCATCTAACTTTATTAGGATAGTTGGTAGAAGATTCTGTCATATTTAAAGCTATTAAGTAATTACCAAAAGGCCTTATTACTTTACAAGTTGTACTTGATGGCCAATTAGTTAAATCTGTAAATGCACTAGCACCTGTTGTTGCTAAACATTGTGGGTCATCTACCCCATTATTTAATATAGCTAATCCGTTAAATATTCCACCTGTCCAATTTCCTGAAGCAGTTAAGTTGGTAGCATAATCTCCACCTGATGCTCTTGTAAAATCTTCATGGCTAGAACCATTGTATCTATAAATTTTAGCCGAACCAGCATAGAACCAATAGTTGTTAGCACCTGTAGACCAATTCAAAGCAAAATAAGGAGCTACTGAAGGTGTGCCAAAGACTTGATCTTGGCCTAATACTTTCTTAGCTGCGTTATCTTCAAATCTTGTGTTTTCTGTATGAGAAAAATATTCATTAGGTAATGCTGTATTATTAGTATCTTTAATCATTCCCTTTGGATTTAACATTTGAAATGTTGCCATTACGCAGTTCTTCTCCACATATATGCAACTATGTATGGTTGTAAGTTATTATGTGCTCCCCCACCACCTGTAGCACTTGTTGCGTTAGTAGCTGCATCGTAATTACCATCAGTTGAAACCCCTGATACTCCACTACCACCTGTTACGAAATTTGAATTATGTGTATGTGAAGGTATTTCAGAAGTAGATAATGTATGTGTTTTTGCACCACCAGTTTCTTGTGCTGTATCAAAATCACTATCTGATGCGTTTAAACCTACTATAACTCTACCAGCTCCAAAAGCTGCCCAAGTTCCAAAACCTAATAATGAAGCAGGGTTAGTAGATACTGCTGCGTTAATATAAATTGATCCTACTGGATATACAGCTTGTAAGGTTGTTGCTGTGTTAGAGCCTATAGTTATAGTTCCTGTGCAAGTTAAATTTCTTACACCTGTAATATCTATGTTCGCATCTGCTGTAACTGCTTTAGATGCTTGTGCTGTGCCAAGCGTTGTAACATCTACATAGTTTAATTCTGTTGTATTAGCTGTAACACCATCTAATAAATTTAATTCTGTG